AAGTTCTTCGGCCCGACGTGTCCTGGTTGCATCGCAGCGAAGAAGCTCCGCCACGGGAAGCAGGTGCGGTGATGGGACTGTTCGACTTCGGCCCGAGTAAGCGGGAACGCCAGGAGCTGGCCGCCCGTGCGGACGAGTCGGCCGCGGAGTACTCCGCCAACGCTTGCGCTGACCGCGCCGAGGCTGCGGCCGTACGGGAGCGTTGGAGCGTCACGGATCCGGAGGCGGCGCGGGTGATCGGCGGCCACTTGGACCGCAACGCCCGCATCTGGGCCGCCAACGCTCGCGACGCGAAGAACGCCGGAGAGCAGCTCCGCAAGCCATGGTGGCGGAGCTGATGGCCAGGAGCCGACGCCGCAAGGGCGGCCTGATGCGAAGGGTGCTGCTGCTCGCCGCGGTCGCCTTCGTGGTCTACATCGCGTTGCACGCCAAGGCCTACCTGGCCGATCAGAGGTTCCTGCAGCAATACGTCGACACCCATACCACCGCGCCGGCCACCGCCGGCCGCTGACCAGAAGGAGAGACCGCCATGCCCATGGGCGAGCCCACCAAAGCCACCAAGCCGGCCGCCATCGCCTACGGCGACCAGGTCAACGCGCTCAAGCGGGACTGCAAGCACCCGACCACCAAGTGGTCGAAGGACCGGCAGGCCACCATCTGCACCCGCTGCCTGACGACGGTGTCCTGAGCCGACCCCGCCCCGGTCCGGCGGCTCCAACCAGAACCGGAGGAAGCCAATGACTGACAAGGGATTCATGGGGCACGACGTCCGCACCCTCAAGGACGCCAGCGGCAAGAACTACTACACGTGCCGCAACTGCGGCATGGACAGTGACTCGCTGCTCAAGTGGGCGTCGACGCCCCGCTGCACCGGCAAGCCCCGCAGTTAGTCCCACCCCGGCCGGCGGTCCCTTCCGCCAAGAACAGCCCGCCGGACCGGGTTCAACCCGATCGAACTCCCCGAAAGGAGCCCAACATGGGCCTGCTCAGCGTAACCAAGAAGATCGCCAGACAGGGCACGCAGGTGGTCACCGCCAAACAGTCCGAGTGCGCCTGCTGCGGCAAGCCGCTCCGGAGTACCAAGAGCAACATCTGCTCCAAGGCGTGCGCGCAGTTCCTCGCCGAGTCGTACTGATGGCGAGGAACCGACGCCACGGGGGCTCGCTGCGCAAGTTCCTGATCATCGCTGGCGTCTTGCTCGTGCTCTGCCTGGCGACGTACGTCAAGGCGTACATGGACGACCAGCACGTGTTGCAGCAGTACATCAACACCCACACCACCACAGCGCCGGGCCGCTGACGAGGGCCGGGGGCCCAACAGACCCCCGCAGATGAACCAAACACCAAAGGAGACGCACATCATGGCCAAGCACAGCGAGCATCAGAGCCGGACCGGCAAGACCCTGTTGGTCGGCCACGGCGAGCACGCCACCGTCGTCCACGAGCTCGGCGACAAGCCGGAGCGCATCGTCCGCGAGACGATCTCGTCGGCCAAGGGCGTGCGGGACCGCGAGGTCTGAACCGCACCGGCCGCAGACGAGGCCGGGTAGGGACCGCACCCAGATCGCTGCCCCGAGTGCTTCCCCAGCTCGGGGAAGCAGCCCCAACCAAACCGACTTTCAGGAGAGAACCCCGTGAGCCGTCACCAACCTGAATGCACCTGCAACGCCCGGTGGGGCGCGAGGCACGCCGCCGGCTGTGCGGCCCTCACGCCGCCGCAAGACACGAGCGAGGACTTGTTCCGCAAGAAGCCGGACCAGAAGGGCGGCAAGTCGGACGAGAAGGCCGGCAAGCGCTGAACCCAGCTCGCCCGCGAACACGAAAAAGCGCCCGGTCTCCCGCGAGGGAGACCGGGCGCTTGTGCGTATCGATCGTGACGACGGCCAGCGGCCAGCGGCTGAGTCTACTCGGACGGCGGCATACCGTCATCGTCGGCGCGGTGCTGCGCCACCTGGTCCGCGGTGAGAGCTTCCAGCTCGTCCGCGCAGCCCGCCGAGTGCCGCTCGACGATCCCCAACGCCTCGAGCGCGTACTCGATCGGCGCCGAGTCCTCCGGGATCGCGGCCAGCTCCTCCCGGCACCGGCGGGCCCGATCGGCGACGATCCGCAGCGCGGCGATCAGGCGGCGTGGTTCCGGCTCGAGCCCCAGCATGACCGGCACCGGCAGCCTCCTGGTGTCCTGGTGGGCGTGGTGCGCGTCGAGGGCGCAGGACGGGCAGCGGTGCGGGCCGCCGCAGTCGAGCCGCGGCACTCGGGTTGGTTGCGTGCCGCGGCCGATCCACCAGCCGTGGCTCGTGTAGGGCACAGGCGGTGGTTCCTTAGCCGGTAGGGATCGGGAGCGTCATGGAAGGCTCGTCGTCGTTCCTGGTTCGCCACCGAGCCGTTCCAACTCGGCGGACAGCGACTTGACCTGTCGCCGTAGTACACGCACCTCGGCTTGCGCGTCCGCGAGTTGGCTGGCCATGGCGCCGTGCTGACGCTCCAGCTCGTCAGCGCGCGTGTTCGCGTCACGTAGCTTGGTGGCCATCCCGTCGAGCTGGTCTTCGAGGTCTTGGGTCCGGTTTTCGAGGCGCTCGACGAGCTGGATCGCGGTGGTCGTAACCACCCCGGCCTGGTCGAGGCTGAGCTTGCGGCGCTTGCGGATCGAGTCGACCGTCGTGAACAACACCGCGATCGCCCCAGCTACACCACCGACGATCCCGAACCAGAGTCCGGCGTCCTGGAGGCTCATCTGCCCCCCTCGGGCTCCGGTCTGTTCGCCTCCACATCGGCCCGCCGCAGGTCCTGGCTGATCTGCCAGAACCGGCCCACGCACGCCCCAGCGAACGCCACCACGAACAGGGCGGTGAACGTGGCCCGGATCCCGACCTCGGCGACGATCACCGCGCTGTACAGCACGGAGAACCCCGCTAGGCCAACGAGGCCGATCCGCTCGACGAGCAGCGCGGTGAGCCCCCGCATCAACACGCCAGCGATCGCCACCGCACCGCCGATCACCAGCCCAGCCGACCACGCGATCACCACCCATGTCGGCAGCAACCTGGCGAGCGCAGACGATGTGCTCGTCGGCGCGATCAGGCCCGCGAGCCCGGAGAGTACGCATGCCGCGAGTAGGAACAGCTCGAAGGGCGACCGCCCTGAGCGGAGGATGACCACAGGGTGCCCCCAGGTGTTGTGGTTGTCAGCGCCCCGGTTCGGGCCCACGCCGGAACCGGGCTTCGGCGAGCCGTGTCGCCTCTCTAGCGGCCCTGTCCGCTTGTCGCCGCGTGATCGACGCGTGCACCGCGGTGCCACCCAGCGATGTGGCGATTGCCAGCACGGCGGCGAGCCCGATCTCCAGGGACGTGGATTGCGCCCCGTTCAAGATCCCCACGGTGCCCAGTACCGCGACCACGATCTGAATGATCGACACGATCAGGTGCGGCGAATGGATCCACCGGATGAGCTGCATCGACTACTGGGGCCGGTTCACCGGCGGCCCGGCGCTGCCGGCCACCGTCGTCGGCGTCGCGAACGACGTGAGCACGGACAACAGCGCCGCCATCCCAGCAGCGGACAACGCGCCGCCCCAGTCCGCATTGAGCAGGCCGACACCGTTCGCCCCGAGTACGGCGATCAGCGCCTGCGCGAACGTCTTCACCGCCCGTTCGCCGAGCCCTCTCCAGAACAGTGCAGTCCACATCGGAAACCTCCAGGTAGTTCGAACCAGCCGACAGCCGGATAGCCGTCAGATCACCGGCTGGACAACGTCGCCGCCCTCATGCAGCAGCAGGTCCATGTCCGTCCAGGACAGCCATGCCCGGCCATCCGAACCCCAGCCGGCGCCCCACGAGTTGCACAGCTGCACGCGCTGGCCCTCGACGTCCAGGGCGACGACCTCGATCTGGTGGCCGCCGGCCAACCCGGATGCCTCGTCGACGTGGATCGTGTCCGTGGCGTCGGGCTGGAACATGCTCTGGTACCAGGGCACCCCGATCGAGATCGGGCCGGCCACCAGCAGCCGCAACGCGGTGTGCAGGGATCGGGTGTGCACCCAGCTCTTGATGAGGCCCCGCTTCTCCAACGCGTCCATGGACCAGGGCCCGGTCGACCCGGTGTCCGTGGGCGGCCACACGCCGGGGATCTGCCGGTCGTCCAGGACGGTTTCCTCGTGGTACAGCCGCACCGCGTCGTCCTCGGTGAACGCCCACCCGGGACGGTGGAACGGCTCCGTCATCAGCAGCCCGAGCGCGGCGTTGGCCGTGCAGTTCCCCAGCGCCGTCACCGCGGCGTCGCCGCCGAGCGACGCGATCACATCGGGGGAGCAGTGGTTCTGGTCGAACGGCGGCGTGTCGCGCTGGTGGCTCACGGACTTCAGCGGCTGGAACAACGCCTGCCGGAACGCCTCCCGCTCCGGCGGCAGCGCATCGTGCATTTGGTGCCGGCCGAGCCGAAACGGGTTGCCGGGGAGCTCGCTGAAGTAGCGGAAGTTCCTCACTGCTGCACCGCGTTCCCGGGCTTGTGCAGCACGGACGTCTCGGTAACGCCGTCGAGGCCGGCCTGCACACCGGCGGCCACGGCAGCGGTGATCTGGTCGGCTGTCAGTCCGGCGCCCCCGACGGGGATGGCCTTCGCGATCGCCGCCGGGAGTGCGGCGATCGCCGCGCCCAAGCCCTCCAACGCTTTGCTCTTGTTGACCCGGTCGGTGAACTCCTGGTTGTTCAGGCCGATCTCGCAGCTCGCGCCCGGCCACGCCGCCAGCGTCGCCTGCCCGACCGACTCGCGGATCCCACTGACCAGCGGGCCGTCCTGGGTCGCGTACGCGCCCGGGACGTCCATGTTCTTCAGGAACACAGCCATGTTTCCTCCTCCTCGGCGTTGCGTCGCGCCGATGGTGAGTTGCTGCAGGGTGAAAGGCGCGAGGATCACGGATCTGTCCGTGTTCCCAGCCGCTCCTGGTGTCGGGGCCGCGTCGGTGTACTGGTGGATTGCCAGCCGGGGGTGCGCCCAGCCGAGCACGCCGGGCCGCCCGCTGTATTGGGCGGCACACAGGACCACGTCGCTGTCGGCCCACTGCGCCGGCTGTAGAAACCCGTCCGCGTACCAGGACTCGGGCGCGTACACGCACAGCTGCGCCACGCCGGTGGCTGCCCGGAGCGCGTCCCGGAACGCCAGCACGAAACCGTTCGCCCCCGAAGACGACCAGGTGATGCCGTCACCGGCCGAGTTCTCCATGTCCAGCATCGGCAGGAAAGCTCCCGTGGCGAACGCGCCGGCCGGCCGTGCGACCGACACGAACCGGTTCACGTTGGACGCCACCGACACCCGAGGATCGGGGAAGTGATAGGCGCCCATCGCGAGGCCAGCTTTCTGGCCGGCGGACATCTGCGCCGCGAACTGCGGATTGGTGTAGCTGGCGGCCTGCGTGGCCTTCGCCCACGCCCACGAGTTCGCCGTGCGCACCGCAGCCCAGGCGGTGATCGTGTTGTAGCCGCTGACGTCGATGCCGTAGTCGCTCACCGGACTGGCACCGTCGCCGCGGTGGCCAACATGTGCGTGTGGATGACATCGGCGCGATGACGTGCCTCAGCGGCGACCGCGCGGTCGCGGATCACCACGCAGGCGTTGTCCTGCTTCGACTCGCCGCTGTCCGACCAGTTTGTCGACCCGGTCACGACATCGAGGCTGTCCGCCACCACCAACTTGAGGTGCTGAATGGCCCCCTTCTCCGACCTGCCCACAGCGATCGAGCTGACCGGATAGTTCTCGCGAGCCAGGATCTGCCGCTCGTGAACCCCGCCGGCTTGCGAACTGTCCAGCGTGAGTTGGACGTGTACGTGCTCGTCGACCAGCTTCTCGTGGATCACGTCGGCGAGTTCGTCATCGTCGAAGCCGAACATCGCCACCACCAGGGACGACGTGGCCGACCGGACGACATCCAGCAGCACCTGGTGGACCTGATCGACCGGCGCGTAGAACGTCCTCAGGTTCGCCGGATAGTCGGACGCGAACCCGCCGGTCTTGTACTGGTCCAGGTCGGACAGCTGTGCGAGCGCCATCACGCCCACCTCCTAACTGGGGAATGGGCGACGAGCGCCGACACGATGTGCGAAGCGGCTTACGGCCCGAGAACGAGGACGTGAAGCTTGGTGTGGATGGAGAACGTGATCGCGGTGCCGCTGGACTCCGCGCCCTGCAACTTGATCGTGTGCGACCCGGCCGCGCTCAACGTCGGAATCCACTGCTGGAACGTCGTCTCACGCACCCCGGTCGAGTGGGCCTCACCGGTGGTCAACGTCGTGCCGTCCACGACGCACGTCCCGACGAAAGTGTGCGTACCAGTAGCGATTCCGACGTCGAACGTCCCCCAAATCAACGCTTTCGTATTCGCATACTGGGTCGTGAACGTGAGGGTCGCCCCGGTCAGGTCCACGGCGCCGGCGCCCATCGTGATCGACGCCGTGGTCTGTGCCGCACCCAGGATCTGGCACACCGACGACACGATCTGGTCGAGGTCGGACGCGGCCAGCTTCTGACCTGCCGTGAACGTCACGTCGTCACTCCAATCGCCAGCACCGTTTGCTTCCACACGTTCACGGAAAGACCGGCCGGTAGGCCTTTGGTGACGGTGGTCGGGTCGACGGTGAACGTCTGCGGCGAGGAGGATCCGGTGACCGCGGTGACCTTCACGGGGATACCGCCGATCGACGCCAGGAACGGCACGTCGTCGGCACGTGTGGTCCACACATCACCGCCGCTGGGGGTGGCGATCGTCAACGAGGGCGCACCAACATCAACCCCGGTCACCAGTGTGCTGGCCGAGGTGTCGCAGCGGATGACGAACTCGGTGGTGTCACTGGAGTTCGCGGCAACGGTGCCGACGCGCCACGGGTCGTAGGGAACGCAGTTGATGGTGGTGGTCCACATGAACTTGTCGATCACCTGCGAGAAACCCACCGCCAGCAACGACAGCGTGCCCGCCGGTAGCTGCGGATACACCGAAGAGAGATTCGTGACGTCGATACGGCCCATGCCAACCGATTGGATCGTCAGCAACCACGTCGGCAACAGCGCCGGTGAATGATGGAAAGCCAATTCGAGCGTCGGGAGCCGGTACCCGTCCACCGTGGACTGATGCACCAACCACGCTGCCCGGTCCAGCAACGCCTTCAGCCCGAACGCCCCGGTACGCGCACCGGCCGGGTTGTTCAAGAACACGTTGACCGACTCAGAGTTCTGGTACAAACCGACCTTTTTCGACCCGAACGGGCCGTTCGTGTCGGTGAAACTGACCGACGACCCGTTGCGATCCGTCAGCGTCCACTGGTTGGCCAGCAACTGGTCATCGTCAGTCAGTGTGAACGGCGGCACCAAATGCCCAGCGGTCGCATCGAGCGTCATCGACGCCCCGCTGTTCTCGATTCCGGTGTGCGACCACGCGACGACGGAGGCGTCCAGGCCGTCCACGATGTAGGCCACCGCGGTCGCCTCGGCCTCGCGGATCAGGTTGATGGCGGTGTCGATACCCTGCGGCCCCATCGCCGTGGTGGCGGCGTTGCTGTCAGTGATCATGCCGCGTGCTTCCGCGCCGGCCAGCACCAACAGACGCCCCAGCCGGTCGCCCGCCCACTCACCGCTGTACGCGGAAACGGGCTGCGCATTCTCAAAAATCGAGGTCGACACCGACTGCACCGACACGTGTCCCAACACCACCTGCGTCGGCACCGCGTTGGGCAGCAGCAACAGCGAGGCGATCGAACCGAGCGTCTGCGATGTCGCCGTGCCCGAGGCGCCGCCAGCCGACGTGGCCAGCTGCCCATACCAGCCCAGCGACACCGAGATGTCGGCTCCGGACTGGCTCAGCGACAACCCGATCTGACCGGCGGCGCCGTCGATGGCGAACCCGATCGTTCCGGTGTCGAACACCTTCGCCCCGGTGCTGGCCAAATGCCCTTCTGCCGACAGCGCCCCACCCGTGTGGTAGACGACATCCCACCACCCGATCGTTCCGGCGGTGAAAATCCGGAACAGGGGTGTCTGATCTGGCAGTGCCTGCGCGGCCGCCGGCCACACCACGATCATCCGAACCTGCACCTGCCCAGTCGACGCGTACGGCGGTATGGACGCGTACGCGGCGCCGTTCATCACCGGGAGGGCATCGGAGCCGATGGCTGTGGTGTTGGAATGCAACTGGAGCGACCCGAGCATGCCCATGGGTGCCACACCAGCTGGGCCGGCGGACGCGAACGAGAGCGCGGTGGGGCCGTCCTCCATCGGCCAGTAGGCGAGCAGACTGGCCACCGTCGGCGTGTAGATGCGCATCGTGGATTGCAGCGGCGCCGAGCCCTGACCGATACGCCGCAGGATCCCGTTCGCGGTCAGGTTCACGATGGCGTACGCGCCGGTCGAGTCGAACGACGGCACCAGGCTTGACGCGTAGCCCTGGAACAGGGGGTCGCCCAAGCGCGAGTACCCGTTCAGCTGGGTACGCACCCTCACCGGCACACCGCGCATCACGTTCGGCCAGTTCTGCCCGAGCGGAGACGACGAGTACTTGTTCACCCGGTTGTCCAACGTGAACTGACACTGCGCCGGCCCGGCCACCGAACGCTCGTCCTGCCGGCCGATCGACATCGCGATGTGCTTGCCACCATCGACTTGCACATCAGTGGTGACGTCCGTCCATACCCAACTGCCCGAGTTCGCCGTGAGGTCCGCGCCGAACGCGATCTCCACAATCAACCGAAGATCAGCGAACTGCTGCTCCAGGATCGGCACACCGGGCTGAGTCGCACCCTGCAACGGCCCAGGCACGTTGGCCATGCGCTGCCGGTACCCCGCGACGAGCGCAGCGATGGACATCAGTCACCACCGCTCATGCCTAGGCTCGGACGACCGACAAGTGCCGATCACTCATCCCATACGCACCAGCACAACAGATTGACACCAGATGTCGGCGTGGTCGCCCGAACACGCAGAAACTTCGACACTGCAACGATCGGCCGCTCGTCCGGCATCCACTGGTACGTGTACTCGTTGAGCAGCGACGCGCCAGAGGATGGAAGCGCCACCGTGTCGAAGCTTCGAGTGGCGGTCGTCGAGCCCTCCACCGTCGCTGTGTATCCCGTTGCACTCGTGCCCAGCGTGAGCAGAGAAGGCGGGGCGTTCGGATCCAACGGTTGCACACCGGAAGCGACGTGCGCCGTCACCGTGGCCGCGACATCGGTCTGCACGAGCTCGATCACCCCGGCCGCACCGGGAAGGCCCGTCACGGAGAAACCCCACGAAATCAGTTGCAACTGCCGCGTGCTCGGCGTCGCCAGTTGCAGCATCGTCTTGATCGCGGTGCCGGTAGCAACCGCGGCAGGCGCAGCGGTAGTCACCATGGGAGAATTGAGAGCCTTATATCGGTGAATTGGTATCACCCCTTAGATGGGTCTGGTAAAATCAGGAAATGCCGACCCGTCGTTTCTTCGTTGCCCCCGGCCAGCGATTCGGTCGCCTGGTTGTCAAGCGTGAAGTCCTTAAAGATGGACGTCCTGCGGCCGAGTGCGTATGCGACTGTGGAGGGGTGTCCACGGTGATGCTCCAGAATCTGGTTCCCCGAACTCGATCCTGTGGCTGCTTGAAACGCCGAGGGACCATGTCGGAGACGTTTGCTGCGACCAGAGGACGACCCCGATTGTTCTCAGTCGAGCCGGGGCAGCGTTTCGGGCGCCTCGTGGTCCAACAAGAAATCAGACGGGAGAAGCGATGGGCTGCGATCTGCCTGTGTGACTGCGGGCAGCAGGTGACCGTGTCTCTGGGCAACCTGAAGTCACAGACGCGGTCGTGTGGCTGCCTTCAGCGGGAATCGGCCATCGAGAGCGGCCCGAGTCGAGCCACTCACGGGGTTAGCGACAGCGAGCACTACCCGCGTTGGCACAACATGGTCCGTCGCTGCGAGGACCCCGCAGACAGGGCATACCACAACTACGGTGGACGGGGGATTGCGGTATGTCCGGAATGGCGAGACGATCCGGCCGTCTTCGTCGCCTACCTCCGCGACACCCTCGGACCATGTCCAGACGGACATTCCCTCGACCGCATTGACAACGACGGCGACTACGAGCCGGGAAACGTCCGCTGGGTGGACGCTGTGACCCAGAGGCATAACCAGCGACGCTTCAAGAAGTAGCTACCTGCGCGACCCCTGTTACTTGGTGACGTACTGCTGGCGGATCTGAATCGCGCCGGTGCGGAACAATTTCATCAACATGCTGGCCAAGGCCGTATCAACGTTCCCCGAGAACTCGATGGTCGACTTGATCTCGTGCGTGCCGCCACCGGAACCAGCCATCATCGACCGAGAGTCCACGTTGGACATCACAGTCGAACCGTTCGGGACCCGGATCAGCTCCGGGCCGCGGTCACCCACCCCGATCAGGCCGCTCGCCGGGCCGCCGGCCGCGTACCAGTTGAACGCCTGCTCATGGCCCTCGGCAGCACCCGGCGACCCGTAGCGGTCCCGGATGTAGGACAGGCCCCAGTTGATCTGTGCGACGTAGTCGCCCAGGTCGTAGGGGTGACCATGTCCGAGGCTCTGCGGGATGCCATAAGCACCTGACGACGGGTTGACGGCATACGGATTCCAGCCGGATTCCTGATTCCACAACGCAATCAGAGGACCCATCTGATCCGCGCCCCACCCGAACGCCGCAAGCACGCTCGCGGCGTACTGCTGCGCCGCCAGCGGCGTGCCCCCAGCAGCGGGCGTGCCGTGCGACAAGCCGAGGCCGCCGAGCCCGAACGAGCCTCGGCTGAAATTGCCCGGGGCGGGCATCTTCGTCGGCAACGGCGGCCGCGCGCCCAGGGCGTTCGCCGTGAGCCCGGCAGTCTCGTACAAGCCCCACGCGGCGGCCGCGCCGGCGTTCACTCCGAGGATGCTGCCGCCATCGGCATACCGGGGCAGCCGCTTCTTGTTGATGGCATCCATGAATTCGGTGCCGTAGTAGGCGTGCGCGTCGGCGGACTGCATGTACTCCCCGGCGGACGCCCAGATCAGGTTCGCGTCGTCCCGCGGGCCGCCCGCACCACTGACCGGCCCACCCGCAGCCAGACGTCCGGCGGAGGCGGCACCGCCACTGCTGCCCTGCTGGTTCGTGAACAACCCCAGGGTGGGGTCCATCAAGATTCCCCTCACCGGACCCAAATCCAGTGTCGGGGTGCCAGTGACGGAGAAGGCGAAGTTCTTCCCGGACAGGCCGTTCAGGGTGTCGATCACACCTTGGACGGCGCCTTGGTTGAAGCCGAGCTTGGTCGTCTCGTCCTCGGTCGCCTTGGTGGCGTCCTGCACCGAGCCCGTGACGGCATAGTTCTTGAACCACATGTCCTCGACTGTTTTCCAGTTCCGCTGGCCGGCAGCCGTGTTGAGGTCCAGGGTCCGGGACGCGTCGTCCTTCGCCTTAGTCAACGCTAGTTCAGCGGTGTACTCCGACTGGTCAGCCTGGGTCACCGCGAACGCGGCCTGCTGCTGAGACCAGAGCGCATCGGACACGGCGTGGCTGGCTTGCTGCTCGGCGTACTGGGCGTTCGACACGCCCTGAGCAGCCTGCGCGACAGCGTTCTTCGCGCCGACCAACTGCTGCTCGGCCTGAATCACGCCGGCCGCGCCCTCGATCCCGGCTTTCTGTGCGGCGTCGTTCTGCTTGTTCAGGTCGTTCTGCGTGGCCTGAGCATCGTTGAGACCGTGCTGCGCTGTCGACAAGTCCAGCAGCAGCTGGTACTGGGCTTGGTTCGCCACTGTCGGGTCGCCCAGCCCTGCAAGGGTCTTGCCGTGCAACCCGGCCGCGTCCACGGCCTGCTGCGCCTGCACCAACCGCAGCTTCGCCGCGTCGACTGTGTCGGCTTGGTCGGTGACCTGCCGCTTCAACTGCTCCAGCTGCTGCGCCGCGGCGGCCCGCGCGTCGGCGACTGCCTGCTGTGCCTGCTTTTCCGCGTACAAGCTTTGCTGGTACTGGAACTGTGCCTGCGTCACCGCCAGCACGGCCTGCTGCTCGGAGTGCCGGGCGTTGTCCACCGCGAAGCTGGCGTCCACGAGCGAGTGCTGTGCGGACGCGACACCGTTCGCGGCAGACGTCAAAGACTGTTGCGCTGTCGACACCGCCTGGTCGAGTTGCTTGAACGACTGGTCGGCGGTCACGTTCGCCCCGGCCGCCGCCGCGGCCGCGTCCACGTACGCCCGGATCGGCGCAATCTGCTGTAGGTATAGGTTCGCGCTGCTCGACAGCGTGGAGTCGAGATTCGCCAGCGACTGCTGGGACGCCGACGCCTTGTCGACGTGAATGCCCATCGCGCTCGCGGAGCCCAGCACGGCGGCTTGGTAGTCCTTCTGCGTCTGGATGGCGCCGGCCATGTCCTTCGCGAGGTTCTGCCACGACGACATCTGCTCGTCGACCCGGTCGATCTGGGTCTGGATCTGCTGCGACAGGGCGGAGGTCGACGACGACGCCCCGTTATTGCCCGCGCTGACCTGAGCGAGCGTGGTCGAGAGGGAATCCCGCTGCTTCTGCAAGGACGAGATTTGAGCGTCGACCGCGCCGTTGCTCTGCAACAGCGTCTGCTGCATGTCGTTGACGGACACGCCGTACTTCTGCAGGGCCTTCGAGTTATCGTCGGTGGCTAGCTGCTGCGCGAGCGTCTTGTGGACGTTGGAGTCGATCGCCCCGCCGGACTGCTCCAATGCCTGCGCCAACGCCATCGTGACTTGCTGCTGCTGCTGCGCCTTCTGGGCGGCCTGGTCGCTGCTCTGCCCGAACAACATCAGCCCCATGGAGGCGAGCCCGAGCGCGATGCCCAGCGGCCCAGCGACCGTCTCAGCGACTGTCGCCGCGCTCCCAGCGAGAGTGGCGGCCCCGCCGGCAGCACTGGCCATCGCCGACCCGACCCGGCTGCTGCCCATGCTGGAATCCAGCATCTTCGTGCCTGCCGCAGTGAGCCCGGTCGACAGGTCGTTCAGCGACTTGCCCAGCGCGGTCACACCGGTGGTGGCGAGCCCGGCCAGCTTGAACGCCGCGAACGCCTCCCCGCCGATAGCGGCGATCTGACCGAGCGCCGGCGCGATCGGCGTCAACGCCTGCACGATCGCCCCAGCGGCGCCGAGCAGCGCGTTGAACCCGCTGACCAGCACCGGCAGCGCACCCGAGGTGAGCTGCGTCGAGAACTGGATCAACGTAGCGAGAGCGTGCCCAACCCCGTCGACCGCGCTCCCGAGGGCGGTCAGCGCGGTGTGCGCCGACGAGCTGCTGGACGCCATCGCGCTGCCGATGGCGCTCGCCGCGGTGCCCACTTGACCCATGATGTCGGCGACGCCCTGGGCGACCGGCTGCGACGCCGCCATCGCCGCCGTGAACCCAGGCAGACTGTTCGACACCATCGTGTCGATGCCCTGCACCAGGATCGGAATGTCCTTGCCGGCACTGGAAAACAGCTGCTGGAAAGCGGGGGCGTCCCGCTGGACCGCGGCGTCGATCTGGCCGAGGCCCTGCACGATCGGCCCGACCATGCCCGCCGAGGCGTTGGTTCCCACCGCGATGGCGTTCTGGGTGAGCTGACGCCACGCCATGTCGACAGCCGGATTGCCCTTTTGCAGGGCGACACCGAGCGAAATGAGCAGGGCTCCGCCCATGGCGTCGCCAGCGGCCGTGACGAGCGGGCCACCGGCCAGGATGCCACCGACGATGGCGGTGGCGATCAGCGGCCGCTGCTGGAAGATCCCCGACACGAACCCGTTGCCGGCCTTCTTGCCGGCGTTCTGCGCGGACTGTTCGTCCGCCTCGACCGGGATCTCCGCCTTGACCTGCTCCGAGACCTGCTTGGCCACGCGCTCCACGTGCTGCTTGAACACGTCGGCGTCGGCAACCTCGGCTGGGATCTCCGCTTTCGTGTCCTGCCGCAGGTCCTCCAGCACGGAACCAAGCGCGTCGCGGAACGTCGCGGTGTCCGGTGTGACCGGGATTTTCAGCGCCTCGCGGGCAATGCCGCGGATCGACGTCTGGACCTGGGACCGCCAGGCGTCGTCGATCGGGTTCCCCGCCTCGACGGGAAGTTTGGCCGTCTCGTGCCGCGCCATCGACTCTGCGGCGCGCTTGGCCAGATCGTCACCGGCTGCGGCGCCAGTCGCCGCGAAGTCAGCGCGGATCGCGTTGCGGGCCGCGGCCGTGTCGTTCGTCGCCGTGATCCGAATGTTGACTTCGTTAGGCAACGTCGTCCCCCCGCCCAAGGTCGACGAGGTTCACCAGCTGAAGTAGCCGCGCGTCCTCAGCCAGCAGGGTCGACAGCGTGTAGCCCGGGTAGCGCCTGAGCAGCCTGTCGAGGAGCTCGGCGCGCGCTAGCTCGCGAGGCTTGCCGACGGGGACTCCATCGGAATCCGGAGCTCCTCCAACAGCTCTCCATCGCTCGACGGCCGCTCCAAAGGGACGGGCACCTCGACCGGCGTAGTGCGCCAGGCCGTGATGATCGCGTTCGTGAACGGGCCCTGCTGACTGCGCAACCCTTCCACGGTCACCGGGACCGGCCTGCCGTCTTCCTCTTCCAAATTCCAGTCGACGAGGTGATCGACGAACATCTGGTGGAGTTCGTCGACCTTCTTTCGGGTATCCGCGTACTCCGAGCTCTCGCCGGGCTGGAACAGGTCGTCGATGTGCAGCAGCGTCCCGAACGACGCGGCACGTACGCGGACCACGATGCCCGCGTACTGCTCGCCATCGAACTCCAGCTTGTAGATGTCGCGGGGAACAGTGAAACCGGCCATGTATTACTCCTCATGCGGACAGCGTTGACCACCGCGTGTCATCGCGTTGCAGTTCCAGCACAGCAATGTGAATCCCTCCTGCGGGTAGCCGCGCCGCCGCAGGTCCGCGTAGGCGTGGCTGCCGACCTGTTCGCGATGCTGCTTTCCGGTGCCCCCGACGTGCTCCAGCGTGAGGAACGCAGGATTCGTCTCAGGGCAGTCGGCGCAGGCGCACTTGCCGCCATACGCCTCGATCAGCTCGTCGCGATTGCGCTTGCGCATGCGGGCGTGCGACTCGCGCGCCAGTTGCCTGGCCTGCTCAGGATCAAGCTTGTAACGGTTACGGGAGTGGCAAGTTGCACACAGGCCGTTCGCCAGGTGAGGCAGATCTGGGTGGCAGGTGGCCCGGACCATGTTGACCCTGCTTTTGGGATAGCACGAGGCGCAGAGTCCCCGTGCTACGTGTGGCCGGTCTGGGTGGCACTCGGCGTTCCGCTTCGGCTTGTGCGGTGGCTTCCGATAGTTCGGAGAGGGTTCACGCGGCGGCTTCTTCTTGCGCCTGTTGCGGTCGTACCACTGCTGGTAGCAGAGATTGCACATGTCGAATGCCTGATAGGCCCGTTCCGGGTGACACTTTGGAATTCGCACACCTGGAATCTACCAGGCTTAATGGCTAGGACCAAACCGGAACAGCGCCATCTGCGAGCGATCCGGGCGCGGTCCATGTGAACTTGCCGGTGTTGTCCCTCTTCAATTGATAGTCGCTGAAGAGGAGGTTTCCGGCCAGTGTGGACGTGACGGACGCCGGAGACGTGATCGCGAGCGACACGGCACGGGCAACGCTCGTCGACGACACCGTCTTGAAAACGTCGTGGCTGTTGTTGGCGGCGTTGTTGAAAACGCCGTTCAGGGTCAGCGTGAAATCGGCGAGCAGCAGTAGCCGCTCCATCGCCGACTTGTCGACACCCGTCGTGTCCTGTACCGCGCGGGGGAGCGAGTACTGGAAGTCTGTGATGTCGTTACTGATGGTGCGAGGGGTCGGCGTGGCGTCGGCGACACTGACCGTGTATCCGAGGCCCGACTGCTTGGAAATCTTAACCACATCCTCTCGAAGAGGCCCGTGTAGGCGTCGATTTGTGTAACCAAGACCTCTACAATGGAGGTATGAAAATCTCCGACCAGCTGTGCGCTTGCGGCTGCGGGCAGTACACGAAGATCGGCCAGAAGACCAAGCTGCCAAACAAGTACGTCTCTGGTCACAACTCGCGAGTCAGCCACCCCATGCAGGGGAAGCGCCACACCGACGAGGCGCGCCAACGTCTAGCTACCTACCGGGGAGAGAAGGCCAGCTCGTACAAGCACGGGATGGCAAACACTCCGACGTATCGCACTTGGACGAGCATGATCAGCCGCTGTGAGGACCCTCGTAACTACTCTTGGAGGCGCTACGGCGCTCGCGGAGTCATGGTGTGCGCCCGCTGGCACGACTTCCTGAACTTCGTCGAGGACATGGGGATGAGGCCAAGCCTCAATCATCAGATCGACCGAATCGACAACGACGGCAACTACGAGCCTGGCAACTGCCGGTGGGCGACGCGCGCTGAGAACAACGCCCGAAGGCCCGACCCTGGCGGCTGGATCACCAGGCGCAAGTCTGGTCGGTGGCGGGCGCGCTCCTAGTCCAGGTCGTAGTCGCGGACGACGGCTTCCTGATGGGTCCGCAGGTCGTCGGCCCAGCTGTCGCCGGAGGTATGCCGCCTGATCAGCCCTTCGCAGCCGCCGACGAGGTAAAGCGGGTTGTACGCCTGGGGCTTCATGTGCGAGTCAGACTGGAAGCAGGCCTGCCCTGGCTTGAACTCGAACACGGTGATGTTGTCGCCGACAGGCTCGAAATCGCTCAGGGGACGATTCGCCGCAGTCAGGGCGTCGATCATCTTGCCATTCCACTCACGACCGGGATACTCGGCGAACCCGCGGCCGGACTGTTTGCGGATGTAGTGCGCCTGCCGTTGGCCGAGGTCGGTGGACTCGTCGATCGCGCTGTGCCAGCCGTTGAGGTAGTGCTGGCAGCTGACTTCCTCGCACGTGGCTGGCACGTAGTCGTTTCGGGCCCGGATG